CTGCAATGGTAATAGGGACAGGTCGGTTGGTCACGCTAATGCCAGTACCAGCAGTCAGTGTTGCTTTGGCCAGTGTGTTGCCAGTGGAGTTACCGATCAACAGCTGGCCGTCCGTGAAAGTTGTCTGGCCCGTACCGCCAGAACCCACAACAAGCGTTGCGGACAAACCAGCTGCTGTACCAGTTGTATTCTGATTAAGTGTAGGAACATCAGATGCTTGGATGGCAGACATGACAACGTCAGTGCCGTCACCGCGCAAGTATTGGCCAGATGTTGTCGCACCTGCCAACGCATCCATCGCAGCTTGACGGGTCGTTTGACCTGTACCACCGTTGGCAATGGGCAAAGTGCCAGTGACTTCAGAGGCAAGGTTTACAGCATCAAGCGCTTCATCCATATCAGCAGCTGTGACACGGATACCAAAAATCGACCCTGTAGCAAAAGAGCGAGCTGTAGTGCCTTCCTGACCACGTGTGACGGTAAAGCTGTCTGAGCTAGCTGTGTGCGCTGTAATGAGCACAATCTCAATGCCGCTGTTGTCCTGTAGGACGGCGCGTGAAAAATCAGGGCTGATAATCTCAGGAAACAGGGAGCCGCCTGAAGCAATGGTGATCGTGGTGTCGCCAGAAGCAATCCCAGCAGATAACGCTGCTCGCGCTGCGTTTGCGAATTTCTGTGTCATATCAGCGATCCTTGATGTTGAAGATGAGTTCAGACTCATCTATGCGTCCGCCATCGGTCGTCATGAGTACAGTGATTTTGTACTTCGTACCGGCAGTACCGCCTTCCACCCACAGCTTGGCAATATACACTGTACTCTGAATCAGGTCTACCACCAGTGTTGGCGTGGCTTCAGTGGTGCTTGTGACAGTCGCAGTTACAGCGTTAATGACATCATCCGCAGGAGTCAGCCACTGCGAGTAGTCAATGTCGTAGTCCTTGTACTCAGCCGGTTGTTTTTCGTATGTCGCCAAAATCATGGTGCCACCTCAGTTGTAAAGCGCTGTTCTGTTTTCTTCGGGGCGTACAGCTGCGCGAAGCTCATACTCTCGTATCGCGTAGTCCCAAGCACGAGGTAGTGTGTTGTAGAACGCGCTAGTTTCAAAATTTACAGCAACCTGCCCATCCATTAGTGTACGTGAAATAGCTAGCGTATTGCCTACGTACGACACCTGCGACTGCCCAGAAGCCACAAGGTTTCCGACCTGAGCTTTGTTCGCAACCAGCGAGGTTGCAGCAGCGCCATCAAAAGCAAACGAGACCAAGTTGATGCCGCGCCCAACAAACGTAGCCGCTGCTTGAGACGTTACTGCATATGCAGAGTTTCCGAATGCTCCAGCGTCCAAAGATGTGCTGCTGCTACCATCCATGCTCGTAGTGGTCTGGTAAAACGCAGTACCGAACGTAGTAATAGTGCTGGTACCTTGAGCGGCAATGCTCATCGTGCTGACACTGACCGGTTTGATGTCTAAGTTGGTTGTGCTTGTGGCCGCAAGTTCGGTTCGGTTTACGCTCTGGGCGAAAAACGCCACTACCCCAGTCGACGTGATCTGGAATACAGGGTCACCAATGACTTCAAAGAGTACGGTGGCAATGCCAGAAGCAGACAACGAGACGTTGTTTACAACTGTCGTATAGGCTAAGAAACTAGACGTTCCTGCAGCAAGCGCTTGGGTTGCTGCAAAAGCAGAAGCATCCAGACTGACCGTCGAAGCTCCATCAGCCGCTAAAGCAGAAGATGCTTTAGCCTGCGCAATAATCGTCGCTGTTGACGAAGCTGCTGCGTCTAATAGCGAGTCCGCCGTAGCCTGCGCAGCAAGTGACGTTGTCGCTGTACCCGCACTGGTTACGACAGTTTCGGATACAAGATTTCCACCAGCTACCTCGACCAGAGCTAGTTCTGCAAAACCTATCTCGTAGTCGAGGGTAAGCATGGGCTTCTACCTTTGAGGGATTAGTCCTCAGTGATGGTGGAGGTATTCTTGATACGTGGGATAACGCCGGTAGCAACTGCCACTGTAGGAGTCAGAGCGCCTTTGTACAAGATTTTTCCAGAGCCGGAAGATGCTGTGCCGATAGACGCATAAGTAGCAGTACCGCCAGTACCGCCAGTCATCTCACCAAACTCAACAGCTGATACAGGGCTCACAGAGTTGCTGGTTACAGTCCAGCCGCCGCTTGTACGAGCCACGGCCACTCGGGCATAGCCTGTGTAGCTGATCTCGCTTGTAGATTGGTTGCCAGCCTCACCGGGGTCAGATGTATGCAAGGCAACGTACAAGCTCGTCAGTGGAGACGTACCTGCGTTGTCTGCGAGGCCAGTAATAGCGGTGCCGTTAAAGATCAACGCCAAGAGGTCGTTTTCAAAGGTGTTGGATTTAGACATGAAGGTTCTCCAGTTTGGGGGTTACTATAAGCGGTTTATCGTTTGGTGTAAACAGCTCAGGCAGCAGGGCGCTGTCGCACCATGCGATGCACACCTCGAAAGTCTCGAATCCGTGCATTTGTGATGGCTTTTTCAAACAAGCCTTTGTGCATTCCAGCCATAGCGACATCAGTCCACTCTTTGCCGGGAATTAGGGCTAGCTGCGCAATCGTGCCGCTGACAAGGGTATCTGCCCAAGTTTCGTAAATCCAGTCCTCTACGCCTGTACCAGACCGGCTTGGCTTGAGGACGGCATAAACCTTGAGCGTAGTACCTACTTCAGGGATTGGAAATATGCGGATGTTGTTGTCTGCTTGTACCCAGAACTCGCGTGGCTCGCCAGTCTCGGACAACTTCTCAGCGCCGATCAAACGCAAGTCCGTGCGAGTAAGGGTAGCCTCGCCATACACCACAGAAATGATGTCTTCCACAATGCCAGTGTCAGGGTCTAGCTCGTAGTCCACAACGCCAGAAGACACAGTGATGCCGTTAATCTGCTCACGCCAGAGATAAGTGCGAGCAAAAAAATCAGCTGCTGTTGAAGCCAGATACGTCTTAATGGTAGCCACTTGGCAACCAGACAGATGTGGCGTAATAAGGGGTAGGAACGTGTCCCAGCTTTTAGCCATTAGGCAACTCCCGGCTGCGACGCAGCATTTGTCTGTGCAGACCCGCCTAACGAGCTCTGGAAGGCTTGGTAGTGAGCCATCGCACGAGCTGCATTGCTGGTCTGCTCTGCGTCTTTGGTATAGGCTCGGAACAGGATGTAGTCCAGCAAAGCGTTAGCGAATGTATCGTCTATGCGGATCACCTCAGCTGTGGCAAGATTGCCCAGTTCTTCGGTTGTCAAAGTGTGTGGCTCAGGAACTTCCGCGTACATCACTTCAAGCTGAGCAGCGCTGGTGGCCGGAGGGTACACCAGAAACTCTTTTGGCTGACGTGGGTCAAAGGTGTACTGCTCAATGCTAATGCTGGCAGGCTCTGCAAACCACCCACGGCGCTGCGTATCAAGAACTCGTCGGTCCACAAGATGCACAGCATATTTGTTTGAGTTGGCGGCTACGTTGCGCACAACAGATATAAGGCGTGTTGCGTTTGCAAACTCCGCAGTGAGCACCTGACGTGGCCCTGTGACGCACGAAAATGTATCCGTGAGCGTATTCGAGTCAGGGCGCAAGTTAAGTACGTCACGGTACGCGTCGTTGAGCCACCACTGCAATTCAGACAATGCCCACCGCACAGACGTGGTGTCTTGAAGAATTGTTCTGGCCCGAGCGATCAGGTCAACAACTTTCACGGTGGCCATGGTCTACCTCACAATTCAGGCTCTACATCAGCCGATTCTACCGCAACGGGCTCGACTGGTGTATCTTTTGACTTGCGAGTGCGCGGAGTTTTAACTTCCACCTCAGCTTCAGCCGCGACTTGGTTAGAGTGCGCGTTAGCCAATTCTTGACCTTCGGGGGTATATTCCCACTCGGTGCCGATCATGCGGGCCAAAACGACAATTTTGCCGTCGACCGTAGCACGGGCTTTGTTGGACAAGATTTCGCCGTTGAGGCGAGCCAGCAAGTCAATTACGTTCATTGTGTGCTCCAAAATATAAAAAGGGGCTCCGAAGAGCCCCTTCATTGTGCCACTAATTAGGCGCTGAGAACAGCACCCCAGTTTTCGCTGCCCAAGCTGATGTAAGCACCAGACATGTTAGCGGCCAAGGCCTTGGCTGCGTTGGCAGTACCACCGTTGATCGCGCCGCCAGTAGCTGGGTACACGTTCAAAGCGGCAGCAGAAATGTTCACGATGTGAA